GCGGCCAGCTCCACCTGGGTCGTCGGCGGGGCGGCGGGCGCACGGCGCATGCGGGCCATGCTGCACGGCGGGCGCGCCGGCCGCATAGCCGTCAAAAAATTACGGGTGTGGTTTCAGGAGGACTGGCGCAGCCGAAGTGGTGAATCTTGCGAGCGAAGCCAGCCCTTGCGGCGCAGCGCGTCGATGTGCGCCTGCATGCCGGCTCGGCTCAGGGAAAAGCGCCGCGCCAGGTAGGCCGTGCGGCAATTCTCGCCCGTGGTCTGGCGGAAGCGGACGATCTCGGCGAGGATGGCGGCCTGCTTGCGGGTCAGCGCGGGGTCGTCGGCCAGGGTGGCGCGACGGTCCTCGAGCTGGGCGTCAATCATCTGGCGCGGAGGTCGCCTTCGATTGCGGCGATGGCGGCGTCACGGCCGTCACCGAAGCAGTGCCCGCAGCACGTGCCCCGCGGGGGACGCACGGCGCGCGCCCCCGCCAGGAGGTCCTCGAGCGTCCTCGCTGGTGCGGGGGCATCGGGTGGACACGCCGCCGTCGCGCCGCCAGCCTGGCGGTCCTCCAGGTCGCGGATCATGGCGGCGCCCCTCCGGCTCACCGGTGGCCGTTGCCGTTCAGCAGGAGGCGATCAGCGTCGTCCATCTCAGCTGGCGCGTTCTTGGGCTGCTGCAGCGTCGTCGGCTGCCCCTGCTGCGACATGTGGCGAGGATCACTGTCGAGGATCACGCCCTTGGCGTCGAACTTCTTGTTCCATTCCTCGATCTCGTCGAGAACCTCATCGGGGTCATAGCCGCGCTCGCGCACCATCTCGGCCCACGTCATGCCACCGATGCGAATCAGCCGCTGGTAGGCGATGCCTTCCTTGTCGGGCTCGATCATCGGCATGGGGGGCGGCGTCCAGCGCGCTACCGGCGCGTCCTGGACTTGGCCGACAATCGCCGCCGCCTGCATCGCCCAGGCCCAGGCGGGCGCGCAGAACTGCGGGATCAGCATCCCCCACCGCCACCCGTCGACGTCGGCCCAGTGCCGGATGCGCGACATGCGCGCCGCGGAGAAGGGGAGGTTCATGTAGTCGCCCGTCAGGTCCTCGTAGGTCACGCCGATGCCGGAGGCGATCGCGCGGAGCTGGGTCTGCGCATAGGGCGCGTGCTCCGACACGGTCGGCGGATCCACGACCGACACGCTGCGCCCCGGGGGCAGGTTCAGGATCATGCCGGGCCCGAGCGTGTCGACCTCCGGCTGCTCGCTCGCGGTGGTTCCGAGCGCCGGCGCGGACCCGTCAATGTCGGTGGTCATGACCGCCAAGCACGCGGCGATCTTCTGCTTCATGAGGGCCGCGTCCTCGTATTCGTCGAAGTCCTTCATGCGCAGCGTCACCGCCGCGAACCACGGCACCCCGCGCACCTGGCCAGCGCGCCCGGGCTCGTACACGTGCAGGATCTCCGAAGCCGGGATGCGATCCGAGAGCCCGTACCCGCGCGCGTTCGTGAACTGCGCCCCCGGGTGCTCGCGGAAGAGGCGATAGGCCACGCGCCGCCCGATCGCGTCGAACTCGACCCCCTGGATGATCTGGGCCCCTCCGGGCAGGCCAACCCCGTCAAGCGTCGTGTCGAGGTAGTCGGGCTCGAGGATCTGCAGCTGCATTGGGATCGGCAGCCCGTCCTCGAGCCGGCGCCACCGGCGGCGGACTAGAGCCTCGCCCGACTCGGCCACGGTGCGCATGATCTGCTTCTGCAGGCCCGCGAAGTCCTGGCGGCCCTCGGCATCGCACGCCGGGGTGCCGGCCCAGGCCGCCCACGCCGCGAGCGCGCGCGCCCGATTCGGGGTCGTCCGCGGCAGCATGGCGGTGATCCCCCACCCGACGGTGTGCTCGACGATCGTCCGCAGCGCCCGCTTCGCATAGGCATTGTTCCGGACCAGGTCGCGGGCCACGCTCCGCAGATTGGCCAGGCCCTGCGCGCTCGCCGCGTTGGCATCGACACTGCTCCGGTTCCACCCCTGCGTGCGCCGGCCGGCGGCCGCTGCCTCGTAGTGACGCGCGACGAGCTCGACGGCGGCGCGCGCCCGCATCCGGCGGAGGGTCCACCGCGGCGCGACCGCTTCCGTCAGCCGATCAACCCAGTGCACGCTACGGCGCCCAGGCGAGGTCGTAGGCGCCGCACGCGCACACCGCCGCAGCACGCGGCGTCACGCAGGGATCATTCGCGCCCTCGGGCTGGTGCGAGAACTCCCCCGCCCCGGGGTTGACGTGAATCCGGGGGCGGGCGTCGTCGGGGACGGGCATCGGGTTTTCATCGGCCATGGCTACACCCCCTTGTCGTGCGCGGCATAGCGGGTCGTCTGTGCGCCGCTGACGATCTGCTCCATGCTGGCCAGCAAGGCGCGCATCTCCTCGAGGCTCTGGTAGGTCACCGTGCGGTCGGCATAGGCCACGGTCTGCACGCCGGAGGCGACCGCCGCCTTGAGCGTGTCGATCTCGGCCTGGGTCCAGGTCGGCATGGCTGGCCCGTATCGTGCGCATCACCGATTCCGTTTTTTCAATGAAAAACCGCCGCGAGGCCCGCTGCGCGCGCGCAGGCCCGGCACTTCGCCTCCGTGCCCCGCCCGGGCCGGCCCGGGCGGGTTCCCGTCGCCGTGAACCGCCACCACCACGCCTCCGGCCCCGGGCGCTCCGTCTCCGCCCCGCAGGCGCACCGCTGGTAGGTGTAGCTTCGCGCGGAGTAGCGCTGCCAGGCGGTCGCGACCGTGCATTGGCACGTCAGGCAGTGCACGCCGCTCACCGGAGCCACCCCCGCCGAGGCTGCAGCCAGGGCGCGCGCGGCGGCGGCGCTGGCCGGGATGGCGGGCTCGGCGCCGCCTGGGGGGCCGCTGCCGGTGTCGCGGCCAGTGCCGGCGCGGCCTCGGTCCCGACCGCCGTTTCCAGTGCCTGCCAGTCCGACTCGCGGAAGCGATCGAGGCCCACCACGGCCGCGGCCGCGCGCGCGTAGACCCGGGCATCCAGCGCGTGGTTCTCGCGCCCAGGGATCAGCTCCCACCGCAGCACGACGAAGCCGCGCGCCGACTTGCGCGGCACGAGCTGCTCGGCCGTCAGCTCGCGGAAGTACCCCTCGCCATACTCGGGGAAGTGGCAGAAGCCGGGCGGCGGTGGCACCCCGTCGACGGGCAGCTCGAGCCGCAGCGCCCCGTACAGCTCGCTCTTCGCGATCGCGCCGACGACCGGCCAGACCTTGTAGCCGCGCTTCAACTTCCGCCCGCGGTCGGTCACGTCGACCGGCGTCGGCGGAGCGATCAGGGCGCCGCCGATCTCCTGGCCCTTGACCGCGATCACGCGCGACATCGGGTGCTGCCGGGCCCAGGCGTAGACCTGGCTGGTGTTATAGCCGCTGTCCACCGCGAGCATGCGCACCGGGAGCTCGACGCCGCCCTCGTGCGGGTAGCGCCGAGCCAGCAGCGCGTCGACCTGGGCCCAGGGCCCGTGGTCCAGGTCGGCCGTATCGCCCGGCAGGATCCCGTAGTCGATCGACCAGGAGGTGCGGCCGCGCCCCCACCCGACCACTTCGTACACGGCGCGGTCCTTCTGCACGTCGACGCCGGCCGTCAGGAATAGCGCGCCGGTCGGCACGGTCCCGATCGCGTACCCATCGCGTCGTCGCATGAGGCGCTCCCAGTCCGGAGCCTCGCCCCGGTCCTGCCACGTCTCGCCCAGGGCGGTGTTGACGAAGGTCTTCAGCGTCTCCGGCCCGCCGGCGTCGGCCTTGACGAACTCCGCCGCGAGCTGCCCCCAGGTCGCGTTCGGGCTGTAGGAGTAGCCGGCCCACAGGTGGAACGAGGCGTGCCGGTTCCACTCGGTGAAGTGCTCCGGTTTCTCCGCCCGCCACTCCCCCGCCTCGAGCATGTCGCGCTTCTTCGCGTGCTCGATCACGCAGCCGTTGGCCTCGCAGACGAGATAGGCGCGCTCCGGCGCCCCGCGCGGCCATTTCAGGTTGGGGAAGCGCAGCACCTGGTACTCGCCGCAGTGCGGACAGGGCACGTAGAAGCGCCGCTGGTCGCCCTCGAGGAAGCGCCGCTCGATCGCGCTCCGCCCCGCGACGTGCGGCGTCGACCCGCAGATGATCTTCCGGTTCCAGTAATACTCAGTCCGCCGGATGCCGAGCTCGACGGGATCGCCTTCCGCGCCCGCGCTGGCCGGGTAGCCGTCGATCTCGTCGAAGATCACCACCCGCCGCGACGTCCGCCGGAAGCCGCGCGGGCTGTTGGCGCCCACCAGCAGCAGCGAGCCGCCGCGGAATTGCTTGTAGAGGATCGTGTTCGCGCTGTCCCGCGTCTTCGCCTCCGCGACCAGGCCCTGCAGCGCCGGCACCTCCGCCAGCATCGGGGCCAAGTCCTCCTTGCTGTGCTTCTCCGCGTCGTCGATCGTCGGCTGCACGATCAGGATCGGGCTCGGATCGTGCTCGATGAAGTAGCCCACCGCGGCGCAGAAGCACTTCGTGTTGTGCGTCGGGATCATCGCGCGGCCGGCCAGGTAGAGATGGCTCGGGCTGTCCACTTCGATGCACTGGGTCGGTACGCTCGCCACGGGGTCGACAGAGACGATCCGCCGACGCGAGGTAATCGAGGGCCTCGGGGCCGGAGCGACGCGCGCCGCCTTGCGCTTGATCCGGAACGGGTTACTCGTCGGGGCGGGACGGAAGACGACCCGATACTGGGTCAAGCATCGCTCGCGCTGCGGCGCGCGCACCGCCCACGAGGCCTTCATGCCGAGCGAGACGACCAGCTCGTAGACTCCACGCGCGAGCGCCTCGCTGGTGTTGGAGAACTCCGCAAACCCCCTCTTCCCGATCGTCCCGTCCGAATCCATGAGGCCGCGCAGCAGCGCAAGGCGCTGATCGGGCGAGGCGCGAAGGTAGGTCGCGGGGATGTGCTTCCGGGTGGTCAGGCCCAAGCGCCGGAGGACCGGCGTCCAGGGCGACACCGGCCGCCCATGATCAGGGACGTCGAGGAAGATGGTCGCGTTGTCCGGGTATCGTGGGTCGATATATCGGACGCTCGGCCTGATCCCCTCCTCCGCGATGTAGTCGGCCGTCTCCACGTCCTGCCGATACTGGGTGATCCGAGCTGTCACTCGGCTGCCGTCACCAAGCCAGAGGCCAAGCGTGTACGGCGGGATCGGCAAGGCGACCTTCGGCGTCTCGAGGGGCGCGGCGTTCGGCACGGCGAGTGAGCCCCGGCGGCGGCCCCGAAGGGCCGCGATCTCCGCCGTCGTCAGCGTCCCGGTGAACGTCGCGCGCTGCCCCGGCTTCGGGCGCCCAATCCTGCCGCGGCCCCGGCCGCCGCGAAGATACTCGATCGACTGATCCGCCTCGACGTACCACCGGTGATCCGCGTCCGCAACGATCGAGGATCCGTCACAGAATCGGACGCGATAGCAGGCGTGGCCGAAGAAGACGCGCGACTTGAACGTGACGAAGCAGCGCCAGCCGTCCTCATCGAAGACCTCGTCGCCGGCCCGGAGCCGCCCCATCGTCGTCCAGCCGGTTGGCGTCGGGATCGGGGTATCGAGAGCCAGGGCGTACCCCACGCGCGCGCTCTTCATCCAGGTGACGCGCTCGATCAGCGGGTCGGAGATCGCGTCGAGGATCCCGCGCTGGTAGGGCAGGCTCCGCCACCGCCCCGCGTTCGCGTCGCCGGCCGGCAGCCGGTACTTGTCGTCGGCCCAGTCGGACAGCGCCAGGCGCGGCGGCGGCCGCCAGGCCTCGCGCGTGCGCGCCTGAAGCTCGTCAAGGGCGAGAGCGGCGCCGCTCACCAGCCCTCGCCGTCCAGGGGGTGGGCTGTAAGCGACCAGCTGATCTCGTCGCGGAGGTCGCCACGGGACACCTGCCGCTCCGCCGCGTCGAGCCCGTTATCGTCGGCGTCGTGCCACACCCTCCCAACGATGATCGTGCCGTCTTCGCGGAGCGCGAGAATCTTGCTGTAGCGGGGAAGGTTCGACCCGGCAAATTCGGCGAGGTGCACCAGTTGTACGATCTTGAGGCCTCGCGGCTTGTCTTTGGTTTCGCGATCCGTCACTCCCCGCCCCCCCCTATCCGCTCGCCGTCGCGAGCTCCTCGAGCACTTCACGCACCAGCCCCTCGAGCACGACCAGATCGGCCGCCCCCAGGTGCGGCAGCCGCTGCCGCGCCCGCGTCGGCAGCCCCAGCAGCGTCGTCCGCGCCTGCAGCACCATCCCCGCCCATCGCGTCTCGACCTCCGCCGCCGGCACCAGCTCGCGCCGCTTCCGCGCCGTCTGCAGCTCGAAGGCCTCCGCCCGGGCCAGCCGCTCCCGCAGCGTCGCGGCCGCCAGGTCGGAGGGGGCTGGTGTGACCCCCGCTGGCGCAACGGCGCCGTTCCCCGCCTTTACCCGTGGCCGGGTGTGCGCTGCCCACTCAGCCCGTGCCTGCTCCGCGTCGAGAATCCGCCACCGCCCGCGTCCGTCGCGCCCCACCGAATCCCTGAGCCGCCCCGTGCGGATCGCCCGCTGCACCGCCGACACCCTGCACCCCTGGGCCGTGGCAAAGGCTAGCAGTGTCGCCTGTCCAGTTAACGGGGCCACTTTGCTACTCCCCATTGCCTACCTGAAAAATGCGCCCGCGCCGACC